CAGCCACGGTGAACGTCTGCGAGCCCACGTTGACACTGACATCCCGGATGACACCAGCTTTGAGCTTTGCATTTCCCTTCACGATGATCGCGAAGTAGTGCGCGAAGTCTGGCTGGAAGGGGACCTGAAAGGTGCTTACGGGAGGGTAGACCCCCGGCCCTGTAGCAGTGATCGCGGAGGGTTGAATCGTGACTCGGCGGTCCACCCGGTAAGCCCGCGCGGCCGTCATGTCTAAGCGCTCAACGTTGACCGAAGTTCCTCCACTGGAGGTGCGCCGTTCGATGAGCATGTGGAGCGTTGTTCCTTGCACTCCGATTGCACGGATGTTGCTGGCCTCTCCGAACTCCCATTTGTGCCAGGCGCTCTGAAGGCGCTCGGCCCCGTTGGTGTAGAACTGGTAGACGTAGAGGGCGTTCGGCTCGCCACGGCTGAGTGCCACGAGCAGGCTGTTCACCGGACTGATCGCGATCTTGTGGACACCCTTCGGGATGTATTCAGGTGCATGGCCGCTTACGTCCCCCGCCTGTGCCTTACTGTCGATACCGTCTAGGTAAAAGTTGTAGAACGAGGTCCATTCACCACGGTCCACCGGAAAGTAAAGCGTGGAGCCCAGGCCGGCAGGTCGCACGGTTGAAGAGCACTCGAAGTCGGTGACCCGTTGGGTGCTGGCGTTCTTCGGGGTTAGGGCCGAATCGCTCTGAAGCTCGAACTGTGCGGTGTCCGAGAACATGAAGAGGCGCTGCCCGAATGCCACGGCATGACGCAGGATCGATAGCTTGGAGGTGCTTGTGACTGTGCCGGATACAGGGTCTGAATCCAGCAGGTTGGTGACCGTCGTGCGGTAGAAGTTGAAGTATTCCCCCGTCTCCGAGAAGTCGAACGATTCGCCCGACAAGATTCCCATGCGGTCCTGATAGAAGAACAAATCATTGATCTGCCTTCCAACGAAGTCGGGCCCAGGATTCGTCTCGGGATCGCCCACCATCTGCGCCTGCCAAGGCAAGGTGCGAATCATGAAGCCGGATGCATATGGCGTGAGCCGAAGCGGCATCGTGTTGGTGTCGAGCGTGTATGACGCTTGCGTCGGATCTGGTACTTCTCGCCACACGTTCTCAGAGCTGTCGAAACGCAGGTAGTAATCGCCTGCGGCGGTTGCGTCACCACCTTCGAGCTTCACATGGAATCCGTTGGGCACCTTGCTTGATGGCAGTTCAGCCACACTGCGGACGGACCGGTAGATGACTGCACTTGCCGAACCACCCTGACCGTCCTCCACGGTGATCCCGGAGGGAGCGTTCGGGATGTGCATTACGGAGCCGTTGAGGTTCACCGTGACACCCTTTTCGCGCAACTGCGTGGCTAGGATATTGGCAATAAGGGAGGTGTCCGCCAGCGGGGACATCCACGCGGCTTGACCGTCTGCGGTTGTCCAGGCGGCTTCGCCGTAGCCCGGCACGTTCACCCTGTAGGTGCGCCCATAGTTGCCCGCCTTGATCCACACGAGGGCTGGCCGACTGGTATCCACTGGGGCGATGACCGTCTTCTGTACGGTCACTGAGGTGTTGATAAGGAAGGTCGTATCGCCTTCCTTCACAGCCCGGAGTGTGTTCGGTCCCGAGGTCAGATACGGAAACCACATCTCGTTGAAGGCCGAGCCGTTCACGTCATAGAGAGTGACCCGTGCACCGTTGCCGTCTAGGAGCCTTACGGTGCCTCCAGCAGCATGGAGCCAGAAGACCCCGCGAGACCCGTAGTCGAGCATCTCGTAGAACCCATCGCCAAAGACCTGGGCGGTTCCTACATGGACTGTCCCCGCCCTCTTGGCAAGTCCGGTTGCCGGCGAGGAGTAGCCGTTGATCTGTGCCCGCATGTGAGAGGGGAGGCGCAATAGCTCAGGCTGCTGCGACACACCTCCGATCAGATTGGGGATGCTTGCGTTGATCTGCGTCATTTCGAGCGGCGCAGCATCCGGCGCATGTCAGGGGAGTTGAAGATGTTGTGGTCAGCGTTGCGTCCGAGGGATCGACGGAAAGACATCAGTGCTTCGCGCTCGTCCTCGGCTGTGAAGGTCGCCAACGTGGTGGAGCCGACTTGGCGTTTCTGAAACACGCGACATGCGCGGACAGCGATGTAGCGGCGGGCCGATTCGGGAAGGTCGCCGAACGGGAGTAGGACCACCATGTCCACGGTAAGCGGTGTCGTGAACTTGTACGTGTGGTTCACTCGGTCGTAGAGGCGTCGGCCCCTTAGGACCACATCGACGGACTCGTCAGGGCCTACCGTGTCGATGTCTACGCAGTTGATCGGGACTTCAATCTCGCCTGTGAAAGCGCCCGGTTGCAGCTTCAGCCCTTTGTCGGTGTTGAAGTGATGGCCCTTCGATTGAATGTCGCGAGAGATTTCCGCCAGCGTGTTGATGGCGATGGCCGTGTCCAGCGAGGTGACACCAATGAGGGTATTGACGGGTGCCTCGCCGATGGTGCCCAGCATCTGATTCACCGCGTCGAGTTCGGTGGTTGGAGTGAGGGTGGATGCCATAAGGCGCTTTCAAAGAAAAAAAAGGAGGCCCCCTTTCGGAGGCCCCCTTAGGAGTCGTGAGTGCGGGCCGCTTAGACCTTCGCCAGTTCCACAGCCGTAGCCGGGTTCAGGATGCCGTGGCCCATGGCGTACTTGGCAACCATCAGGGTGCCTTGCCAGCGGACGCTGTATTCGGCTTCCATGGTGATGTCCATGAGCTTCAGGGCGCCCACGGTGTCCTGCGTGAAGACGATGCCCACAGTCTTCGAGAAGTCGCCCATGTACTTGTCGGTGAAGCCTGCGGCCACCGTGCCGGTCGTGATGGCGGTATTCGGAACGTGGGTGCTCTTGTAGATTTCGATGCCGGCGACACGGAGGACCTTGCCGTCCGCAAACACGCCAGCGCCGCCCCAGTCCTTGTTCAGGACCTTGGTGTTCTGCGCGAGCTTGTTGTAGACGGCCGGACGCAGGTAGACGAAGCGGCCGTCTTCCGGCACGTTCTTGTTGTCCAGCAGCGTTGCAGCGTCGAACAGGGAGGCGACCAGGGCGTCCATGTCGGTGTCGAGGTTGGCAACCGTGATGACCGAGCCGCCTTGGTCCGTCGAGATGCGAGCCGCCGAGCGAGCTGCCTTGACAGCCGTTTGCAGCAGGTGGCGATCCAGCTGGTTCGCCAGAGCGTTGCCCAGCTTCTTGCCATAGGGAGCACGCACGTCGTAGTGGTTCATGGCTTCATCAATGTTGGCGATGAAGGTGTCCGCGATGAGCGGCATGTCCACGGTCAGCGTGACCTCGTTGTGGACGATGGCGGTGCCCACGATTTCCGTACCCGGCGAGTGGTACTTGGCCGTGGTGTTGCCGATCACCGGGAATTGAGCCGAGCGGCCGTTCGAGATGGTGCGTTGCGTCACCATCGGAAGGACCTTGTTCACCTCGTCAAATTGCGTCAGGACTTCGCCCGAGAACTGCTTGAGGAATAGGGCGAACTGATCGCCCGTAGCTTCGACTTGGCCGAGACGCGAGGGGGTGGTTGGCATGTGTGTATGCGCTTTCTGAGACTGTCTCGAATGCGAGACGAGGGAGACATGCGGAAGCGCCCCACGCCGTTAAGCGCGAGGGTTCCGAAGATGGGGATGGGAGGACGCTAGGCCGTTAGGGCTTCGCGTTTTTCTTGTCGAGGGTTCGGAAGTAGCCGAGACCGAGGAGACCGAACAAGAGGGTCAGGAGTTCGCTGAAGTCCATTCGCGGGGGAATGGTCCAGCCAAAGGCGTTCGCGCCGATGTAGGTGACGAGAGGGGCGCCGATGTATTGAGCGAACAGCGCAGCCGCGCATATCCAGCCCACGGCAGGGCGCCAGCCGGAGACGAACAGGGACTCGCTAGCGGCCTCTACCTTGTTGACTTCAGCTTGCGCCTTGTCTCCCTCGGTGATGGCTGCGAGTTCCGCCAGTTCGCCCCGCTGCTGCATGGCGAGGAGTTCAAGCTGAGCCTTCGCCTTGTCCTCGGGGTTCGGGAACACCCGGTCAAACACCTTCTCCAAGAGGCCCCCGAGGGGGACCAGATCGGAAAAGATGCTCATCGCCGTTGGAGGTCGTCCGGCGAAGCCGCCAGGCGCTGCCGCACCTGTTCACGGAACGCGGGGTCCTTGGCGTACAGCGGGTTCTTCATGTCGGCCGTGACTCGCGCCCAGGAGGCGTAAGCGGCTGCCGCGCCGGAGGTAACGTTGTCCTTCTGGAGCAACGCAGGCTCGGCCGGGTTTGCCACCGTGTGCCG